GCCTATGACGATCTGCTGCGACATCGAGACGAAACCCGAGAACGATTCCTCCGCGGAACAAGGTGAGACGCATGAGTAAAGAACCAGGCATCGGAGACAAGATCCGTCTAAGCCTAGTCCGCATGATCGCGGGCGGTAAGGTCCTCTCGATCATCGAGGATCAAATGTTCAAGACTCGAGGCGCGATCAGCCGATATCTTCTGACGCCTGGCGTCGCGATCCGCGAGCCTGAATGGAACCTCGAGCTGATCCAAGACATCTGCGACCAGAGCTTCGTCATGGAGATGATCACTCGAACGCTTTGCCAGGAGGTCGCTCGCCCAGGCCTCGAGGTCAAAGCCCGCTTCGTTCACAAGTGCACGAAATGCGGAAACGAGTACCAGTCCGAGACGAAGGAATGCCAAGAATGCCATGGCACCGAATTCCGTTCGCCCGCACCGAATGAGCGGAAGATCCTCGAGGAGATCCTGAGGCATCCCAACGCTACTGACGACTGGGACCGCATCGTACGCTCCATGGTCGAGAACGACCTGAAGGTCGGCAACTGGTGGCTCAGCATCACCTACCAAGACATCATAGATCCAGAAACCAAGAAAGTCGAGAAGAAAGTCGCAGAGCTCTACGTTGAGGATCCACGCTGGCTCAGGATCCTTGCCGACGAGAAGGGCCGCATCCGATCAGACCAATACTTCTGTCCCAAGTGCTACAAGAAGGATATGCACTACACGCTGAAGCCTGAAGAAATCGAGAGCGGGATAGCGCCGACATGCCCAACGTGTGATAGCCCACTGACGATGACCGCGTACCTCCAGGAAGTCCACGGCGAGATCACTTCACGCTGGGGCCTAGACGAGATGGTCCACGGCTCTTCGACGCAGCGATTGCCAGAGCTCTACGGTCGTCCGCGGCCCTTGAGCATCTGGAAATGGCTGATCATGCTCCGCATGATGCTCGACTACAACACGGAGATCTACAGCACGGGCTACGTCAGCGGCTTCCTGGTCTTTCAAGGTCTCGACCAGGACCATGTGAACGCGATCAAAGCGCAGATCGAGAAGGATATCGAAGCCAAACAGATCATAGATCCAGTCACGGGTGAAACTCGTCCGTCCCTCCGAGTTCGACAAGCATGGATCGGGACAGGCGCGCTTGGAGAGAAACCTCTCGCGGCTGAATTCATCGAGTCCATGCCTGACCCCGCGCAGATGCAGAGCCTCGACTGGTTCAAGTTCGGAATCGAGAAGGTCACAAGCGTCTTCGGCGTCACGCCAGTCTTCGTCTCCATCATCGAGTCTGGACGCGCAGGCAACAATCCCAGGATGCAGATCGACGTCCAGAATCGCACGATCCAGGAGATCCAGAGAAGCGTCGTCTCCGCGCTGAACAAGCAACTCTTAGATCGTCTCAAGATTCGAGATTGGGAGCTCGGCTTCCGAGATATCGAGCTTCGAGACGAACTTCGCCAGGTCCAGATTCACGAGATACGCGCTCGCGCAGCGGAACGATGGCTTGCAGCGGGCTTCCAGGTGAAGATCGACTCGAACACGGGCGACATCGTCGTCAGTGGCGAAGGCAAGCCGCCAGCAGAGGCTCCGCCTGAAGCCCGCGGGGTTCCAGGACCCCAGATCTCTGAAGAGAGCGGAGCCATCTTGGAGAAGAGCCGTTTTTTCTCTAAGGCGAAGCCCACGATCCCAAGAGGACCCGAACACACGGAGCCAGACTGGACGCGTCTCGCAATCAAAGAGGAACGCAGCCTCGCAAGAAAGCTTCGCGCGATACTTCTCCAATACCGAGATCGGAAGATCACCCGCGAGGAGGCCCTCAAGCTAGGAGAGGAGACCATAACGAAACATCGACCGACCGTCGAGAAGATCGCCCTCACGAAATACAATCAGATGCTCAGGCGCATGCTCCCCGCTCGTGAACGCCGTGGGTTCGAATCCCTGAAGGAGCTCCCGCCTGAAGCCTTGCGGCGAATAACCGCGATACTTGAGGGAGCGCTGACAGATTTCCGATCAATCCTGGGAGACGCCCAAAGCCAAGCCTAGACCTCGGCTCAGTGAGACGCTCCTGAACAAAAGAAAGGAGAAGAAAAAGCACTAGCTTGCAATATGGAGGTAGAGGCATTTTGAATAGATATCTTATCCTTCAGGTCTAGGGAAGTTATGAGGTCACGTCATCGGATAGGCAATCGGGGATGGTTCTACTCCTCTGCCAGTCTCTTGGAGAGTCTTTTTGAGAGAGCAATAATCGTTACAACAGGTGGAAGACCCGGTGCTTGTGGGAAGACGCTGGCGTCACTGACGAATAGGCCGCGAACCTCGGTCTCAAGATCCCTGTTAACAACTCGGCCTATTCCCGCCGTTCCACCGGGGTGTGCCGAGTGTACTTTGGTGGTGTATAGAGTCCTGGGATTAGCACCCGCCTTTGTCAGGATCTCTCTTGATATCGCGTCTCCTTCTTCAAGTTTCTTTGTGTCACTTTCTGTCACTGGCTTGTGTATCGTCCCGTCTCTGTCTATTCTTCCAGCGTCATCATCTGTTATCTTAGTCATCATGCCTAGAGTTCTCTTTCTTGCGAAGGCGCGCATCTTCTTTGAGAGAGGTAGGTACCAGAACATGTCAAGAGTTGTATCCAAGACTGGCGAGAGGATGAAGCCATTCTTCTTGTGGAACTCATCGATTAGAGCCGCCATTCCCAGTTCGTCTTTCATACCTCCTTCGTCGAGCAGTCCGTAGGTGTCGACGTACAAGTCTACGAAGAGGTTGGTTCCAGCGTTGGCTATGCCGGACCTCTGTAGTATCACAGGTGTTCCCAATCCTCCTGCGGCTATTACCACTTTCGTGGCCTCGATGTCTCGGCTCCCCGATGGGCCTCGTATGCGTATTCCTTTGACCTCGCCGTTGGACTGGAGAACCTGATCCACTGTTGTATCGGTCAGAAGTTTGGCGCCGGCTCTTTGAGCCTCTCCGATGAAGCGTTGAGAGGACCATTTGGCCCCGTATTGGCATCCGAGGACGCACATTCCACAGCTTCTACACTTGGAGAAGTCGATGAACTTCGGCATGGGCTTGATGTCATAGCCGAGCTCGGTCGCTGCAGCTATGAGTCTCCTAGTCCTCTCCCCGAGGATTCTGTCAGGTACTGGAGTGATCTTGAGTTCCCTCTCTGCCTCGCTGAACTCCTCTTCCAAGTCTAGTCCGAGTGTTGACAGTTCCGTTTGCAGGCTTCTCACGCCGTTAGCGAAGGTGACGACAGAGGTCCCTCCGACCATGAAAGTTCTGGCGATCTCTACCCCTTCAAGCGCCTTCTCACGTGGAGACCTCAAGAAGCCGGAGAATCCTTGCGTGCCGCTGTAGAATCCCTGAGCTCTTCCCTCGGTTCCTAGCCTGTGATAGTGACCTTTCTCCAAGATGGTGACTTTCTTTCCTCTCACGGCGAGTTCTCTTGCGACAGTTGCCCCGCCGACTCCCGACCCGACAATTAACACTTCACTCATATATCGCACCTATCAATCGCTATCCGCTCGCCCTCAGGCGAAACTGTGACTCCGTCAACCATCGCGTTGCCAACCCTTGCAGGCTTCATGCCGACTTTGCAACCGTGCGAACGGTAGTATCGTGCTATCGCCCACTTGAGCCAACGCTCATTCGTCAAGGCAAACACCATCCAGATCATTGTAATCTCCGCGAACTAGATAGATGCTGTGCTCTGATCCAACAACTATGCGGGTAGCATTCCAAGAGACCGAAACGTCGTGTATCCAATCACGGCTTCCGAGAAGCTCGTTTGCTGTGCTCGAGGGAGCCTTAACAGACTTCAGATCAATCCTGGGAGATGTACCAACTCAAGCATAGATCTGATCCGAAGTGCCTCCCATCAAAGTCGCGTTCACCGAGACGATGCAGATCTTCTGCGAGACATGCCAGACAGGCTACAAGGCACAAGCGCCGAATGAGCCGCTCCCGCGGCGGGTCGTCGACGCCTTCCTGCGAGACCATAACGATCATCGGCTCAGCATCGAAGCCCGAACGCACGTGAGGAAGAGTCGACGTCATGGCGGCCGATTTCTGGCGGACGCTTCAAGGCCTCTTCGCTCGCCTCTCAGATCTCGCACATCATTTCACATGGTCCACGGTGAATACCGCGGTCCGCGAGACTGTTGCAGTCGTCGAAGCCGAAAAGCCTCCTGAGGAAAGACGCCGCATCCTTTGGGCAACAATGGGCGATGAGAAAGTCTGTACCGTCTGCGAGGAGAACGAGGACGAGTATGAGCTCGACGAGCCGCTGCCTGAGATGCCTGCGCATGTGATGTGTCGCTGCCACTGGGAAATCGTTGAATGAGCAGGTCCACTAAACGCGGACCTCGGGACCGTTGGCGTCCCGTCAAGGATGCAAAGGAGTTAGACCCGCGACTGCCTGGTGCCCTCACAGGCATCGGCGATATAGTCCTCGACGACGCTCGATTGGAGAAACTCATCCCGAACGATCGTATCCGCGCGATCGTGATTCGGCGCGAAGTCAAGAAAGGCACCATCATTCCGATCGTGGATAAGGGCTACCGCTTCTATGCTGAGCCGATTCGCAGGGTCGTCTTCGGCCGACCCGTCAAGTCGATGAACAACATGCTTGCCGACGTCATGGTCGAACTCAACAGGATCCTGCATCCCGCGAGGATGAAACGCCTTGAGGCCTAGCATGTCGGATTTGGATCGGAGACTCCTCGAGGCCCTATCGAAGATACGGAAGCCTGCGACAGGCAACTATCTAGCGAAGATGCTCAACGAACCCGCCGACATCGTACGCCAGCACCTCGCCCAACTCACACCGCTCGTCAGACGAGAAGCGCATGTGATCCGAGACAAGTCGGATCAGGCTTACCAGGTCTGGGTCTATTCTCTCGCGCAGCCCGAACTCGTGGCCGCCAGGATCTTCGGATCCAAGACCTGCCCCAGAGGAACGACGCTCAACTCAATCGAGTAGGATCCATCTTGGCCGCCACCGAACAAGAGGGCGAGCCAGTCGTTAAGCTCGATATCAGCGAGGAACGATTGCCTGCGCCCTTCCAGCATCCATCTGGCAAGAGGCGCCTTCGTGCTCTGCTCGTCAAACTGATGCCTGCACACGAGATCTATTGTGAGCCATTCTGCGGGATGGCGTCCGTATTCTTCGCAAAACCGAGAAGTCGGAAGGAAGTCCTGAATGATGCGAACTCCGAGTACGTGGAGATCCTCGAGTTTCTCAGGGATGCGAGCGATGCTGACTGGGAAAAGATTAAGGGAATGGAATGGGCGCCCTCGGAGAAACGATGGGAGGAGCTCCGAACTTCTAAGCCTGAGGGCAAGCTCGCCCGCGCCTATCGGAATATGTACCTCATGCGGTATGGCTATCGTGGCCACACGGGTCCTGGCAATTATGCTCCTAGCCGTGCGCCATGCGGCTTTCCCGAATTACTCTATGAGAAACGGCGAGTCTACAGAGAACGTCTCCGCGATGTCACGATTCTGAATCAAGATTTCGAGAGCGTCATGCGCCGATACGATTCCGCGAATGCGCTCTTCTTTCTTGATCCGCCCTACCTAGCAAGTGCAGGCATGAGAGAAGGCGGGCAACACTATCTAGGCGGCTCACCCGCAGAAGCTGAAAAGATCTTCACCCGATTGACTGACAAGCTGAACTCGCTGAAAGGGAAATGGATTCTAACGCATTCGTGGAACACGAGAGCGCGAGATGCCCTCGAAAAGCTTGGACACCTTCGCACCGTGACTGTGAGCGAACCATCGCCCTACAGTGGGGAGATCGGAAGCCGCCGTGAAATAATTGCTGCAAATTTCAAGCTGCCTGAGCGATTGCGCATCGTCTATGTAAGCAAGGGTGTCGCCGTTGCCGAGATCCTTCTCAGTCTTCTCGAGGAAATAGCCTCTCAGGATCTCAGGAAGATTCCAGTCAAAGAGATCAACCCATCCACGCTCCGACGCGAGGACGACAAGCAGGTTCTCAATCTGCATCTGCGGATGCATCAACTATGGGGCTCGCTTGGCGAGCGAGATTCCTTGGATGGGACAACTCGTGAGGATATCGCGAACGCCCACTACTTCGTAGCCCAAGAGCTCGCGCGGAGAGAGTTTCGCCATTTCATGCATGACTCCCTTGACGACACGCTTCAGGAGGCCCCGCTCGGCAAAGAGTTGCGGAAGATCTACGTCGAACGAGCAAAGCCCGCCTGGCGCATCTTCGAACTCGGGGATCTCGAGGAGATTGACGCTTTCAAGTCTGAGGATGCTGAGCTCGTGGTCGAGGTCAAATGGGATGGTGAGCGCATCCAGGTCCAGAAGCATAACGGCCGCGCAGAGATCTGGAGCGACTATCCGCGCCGCGTCGATCATCGCCTGCCGCATCAAGTCAAGGAGCTCGCGGCGATGAAGCTCGATAACTTCAGGCTTGACTCCGAGGCCGTGATGCTAGAACCAGAAAGCAAAGAGACTCTGCATCGAACCATGGTCACTGCTCTGCTCAACGGCAAATTCGACCCAACTGAACGCGCCAAGATTCTTCATCTCATCGTCTTCGATTGCCTCGAATTCGGCGGCAAGGATCTACGCAATCAGACTCTAACCGAACGCATCAAGGTCTTGAAGGAATTCACGGGGACAGATCACGTCCATTTCCTCACGGACTACCTCTCCGAGGATCCTGGAAAGGATGCTCTCGCCTACCTGATACCGCGCAGCCACAAGCGGTTCGAGGCTACGATCGTCAAGCTGATGGGAAAGTAGGCCGCGTCTTCGTTGCCCGTCAATCTGCTGGAATTCAAGAAGCTCTCAGAGGGCGTCATGATAAAGCGAGCGGACAGCGTCTACGAGGCACCTCAGAACAAAGCCTGGGCCAAACTCAAACGCGAATACGAGATCGATGGCATCATCCTGCAACGAAACCAGACGAAGGTTCCGACAGTCTTCAACTATGACCTCGGCATCGGACCGATCGCAGCCGAATACGCGAAAGCGATCGGAGAAAAGGCCCGCAAGCATGACGACCGATGGTATATGTTCATCGGCACAAGCGATGCCACGACATTCAAGCTGGCCGCAGGAGAGATCCTCCGAGTCGCAGCGGAAGAGGTCATAATCCACGAGACCGAGGATCCCGAGTTTCCATACTACACGGGCTATGTGATGCGGGTCCGCGAGCCCGTCCCAGAGAAGAGCCGACCAGACCCTGTCCTGGTGATGCAGCGTCTAGCGGCTTTGGAACCGCGCAGACTTCCGCAAGTCAGGAAACAACTTGAGACGCTTGAGTTTCCAGAGTTCGTCTGGATTCCAGGATTCATCTCAATCGCGGGCAGCCTCATCTACCACGCAGAAGGTTACACAGACCGCGAGCCGAACGATATCGACATAATCGCTCGCTGCGAACGAGATCCACAAGGCAGATTCATTCTGCGGCTAGATCCTGCGCTGCGATTGAAGCTCGATCGTATCCTGGAACGAAATTTCGGCGGGAAGGAAACCCAGTACTCCTCAAGTCCGTACGGGCCGAATTGGGACTACGCCCCAATCTACGATCTGGTCCTGCGCCCACGCAAGCCGCTCGAGGTCGAGAAGCTCGAGGAAGACGAATTCAAGGAGCTCTTCTACAAGCAGGCCGAGAGGCGCCTTGAGAAGCAAGCGGATCCCTACATGGAGTATCTGCCCGAGGACAAACGACACGACTACATGATGCATGCCCACTACCGCGGAAAGGGCGCGCATCTCGATCTACGCTTCCAGGGGCCTGAGAAGAAGTACCTGATTGGATGGACCATCTCAGCCCAGAATCCAGGCGTCATCACCGACTCTGTCGAGACTTTGTCGGCCGCTCGGAAATGGTTCGAGAATCCCGAGGCCTGGAAGATCGACTTCGAGAAAGGACGCGTTAAACTCCGTCAAGTCCGAGGAGGCCAAGTCAGACCCGCTCAACTGTACGCTTCCAGGAAGGCGAAGGAACCGCTGCCTTGGATGAAGTTCGAGGGCAGAGTCGAGCCAGGCGAGGTCGGTGCAACTCGATACGAGTACGGAGTCTTCCTGATCGTCGAGGGCGGCATGATTCAGACGGGAGCGCAGAAACCCTACTTCCACGAATATTTCCTGAACGGCAAGATCTTCAAGGGCCGCATCGCTTTCCGTCTATTGGGCCGCCTCGAGAAGCAGGCTCGCGATATCTTGCCCGTCGGCGTTGAGGCCGAGGACTTTCGAGATCCATACTTCTGGAGCCTCATTCAACCTGTGGATCAGCGGCCGTACGTGCTGAGCCGCGAAGCGGCCGAAAAGAAATGGATGCCACCCGATGGATTCTCAGCACTTCCTGAGGAAGTTCGCTCCCAGATCCCACTACAATTCCGATATTGGAACGAAAAGGGAGAACGCGCCCGCACGGCGAGAGATACGCTCGTCGACGCTATCCAGGATGGCCGCATTAAACTGGACTTCGATGCCGTCCTGCATGGACGCCGAATCGAGAAGGCTGCCTATCCCTACGTGATCCAGTGGCATTATTGGAAGAAGCAGAAAGTCGTCCGCGAAGGCCCATCAACGCAACACTGGGACCTCCGCATAGACTTCGGCAAGCTGCCACTCTTTCATTTGGTTCTCGAGAGGAATCCACTCGAGGAGAGCGAGGTTTCAGGCTACGAGAAACCGTCTGAGGATCGCGAGGCCATGGCACGCGGTAAGGATGGCCCCGAGGAACTGAAACCCAGTGGAGATGCGAAGCCAAGAGAGCCAGGCTTCAATCCTTGGAATCCAACGAAAGAGACGCCCGCCTGGGTCGAGATGATCGACCACGGCAACGTCGAGGTCCTCGAGCGTACGCCGAATCTCATACGGGTCCAATTCAAGGACGGAGAGATGAAGGGCACCTGGCTGCTCGTGCGTGAGGAACCAGGATCCAAGTTCTGGGTGATGCGTCGAACCCGAGAGGGACCAGGCTGATGCCGAAACCTCAACTGCTCCTGCAGACTTGCAGCGGAACCCTTGACTGCGACGGCAACCCATTCCGATGTCAATTCTCCCGAGCAATCATCGAGAGGAATGTTCCGTACCGCCTAGTGAAATTCACTCTGCCCGCCCAGGCCCAAGTCATCCTCCAAGAACCCGAACGCATCATCGCAGGCTACGCGAACATCGAAATCATCGATGCCCAAGGAGAACTCATCCCAGCCGAGGCCTGGCGTGAAGCCTTTACCAAGTTCATGGCGAACCCGAAATTCCGACTAGTCCACGTCTTCCACACAGACATACCAGTCGGCGAAGTTATCATCGAATACAAGGATTGGAAGAATCGCATCTGGCGCAGCCATGTCGACGATCGTGGACTCTTCGTCGTCGTGCGCTTACGCAAAGATCTAGTGGCCGCCGATCGGGTATGGGATGCCATCCAGAAAGGCCAGCTTCGAGCGTTCAGCATCAGCGGTCTCGCCCTCGAACGTCATGTTGAATGTGCGGGCGGACGATGCTTCCGAGTGATTCCACGCCTCGAGCTCCACAGCATCACGATCTGCGAGCGTGGAGCGAACCCAGCAGCCCGCTTCATCATCGTGAAGAGCATCCCAGTAGAAGGCCTTTTAAGAATGCAATCCGAGCGCGCCCGATGGAAAATGCCAGACGAGGAAATTCTGGATACGCCAGAAGACCTCTCAGTACTTGAAACCGCGGGCACCGAAGGCGGAAAGCCTTCGGAACCTCCAACACCGACACAACCTACCGAGGCTCCGACTCCGCAATCAGTGGAGGTCAAGAAACAGACTCAGCCAGGCTCCGAGGCCCCTCCATTGCTTCTGGAGATCAAGGCCTCGATAGACAAACTCGCAGGCCAAGTCGAGAAGCTCGTGAGCGAGATGGAGAAAGCTCGCAAGCCACAGAAGTACCCGTACCCCGAGAAGGCGGGCAAGAAGCCCGAGGAAGAGGAGGAGGAAGAGGAGAAGGCAGGCAAGAAGCCTGAGGAGTACCCGTATCCCGAAGAGGAAGAGAAAGCCAAGAAGCCCAAGGAGTACCCCGAGCCCGAGAAGGCTCGGAAGCCACCGTATCCGAAGCCGCCCACACGCAAGGGCGAGGTCCTCGCAATCAGCGAAGAAGACCTAACGAAGATGATCGAGGAGAAAGCTGCCGAGATCGCTGAGAAGAAAGTCACTGAGATCATTCAGAAGACTCTCGGCAAGACCGAGAAGCGCGGGGAAGTTCCCGACATCGGCGGGCCAGGACCTCTCAGCGGACCTCAAGCTCTCTTGAAGTTGCCTCTCGCAAAGATGGGCACCATGCCACGCGCCGAGTTTCTCAATCAACTCAGAGGAGGAAAGTGATCGAGAGATGTCAAGCCTAATGGATCCGCAGGTCGAACGTCTCTTCCGTACCATGGAGGCTCTTGAGAAGCACTACTACGAAGGCGCAGGACGCTTCGAGGGCCCAGCATTCTTCGGAGATCTCCTGTTCAAGCAGGCTCCGCATCTGACAACGACCGCGGGCCTCTGGCAGGCGATCCTTGGCCGAAGGGTCTGGGGCCAACTCAACTATGAGCCCAACGCCTTCGCCATAATGCCGAAGAAACCTTGGGACCGCTCGGGATGGCGTGTCAAGACCGTCAAGGCCGCAACTACTGGAGGCGGCATCGCCGAGAACGACACGCTCCCAACGACGATCAAGGCCACATACAGCACGGTGGCAACGAAGCCGAAGATCCACACGAACACATGGCAAGCAAGCGAGCTGCTCGCTCTGCTCTCCGAGGTAGATGACGCAGTCGATATCCTCGCTGTCGGCCGAGAGGACGCAGGCCTAACTCACCGTGACCTCATGAATGTGGCCCTGCTCACCGAGTTCGGCACGCTGCCAGGCAACACCATCGAGTCCGTCGACCGAATGTGCGCCAGCACCGCAGAGCGAATCGCCTGCGGTGAGCACGACGGAGACGAGGACCCGTGGGGAACCGCTGTCCTGGACAGAAGCGCGAACGTTTGGGCGGACTCGAACGTCCTCCATAACAGCAACGTCGATAGAGACCTGTCGCTTGCTCTGATCGACCAACTATATCGAACAATCTACGCAGCCGCGGGAGAAACCCCGAACGTAATCCTGACGGGTTACGATACGCTCTTCACCTGGGGCGCACTGCTCCAAAGCCAGCAAAGATACTTCGGCTCCATGACCGTCCAGCCAACATTCAACGGCGTACGAGCTGCCACAGCAGGCGTCGACGGCGCCTTCAACGTGAGCAGCTACTTCGAGACCCCAATCATCGTGTCGAAGAACGCCGCTGTCGATACGATCAGCAGAATCTACATGCTGAACACTGAGTACCTGTTCCTCAAGGTCGCAAGACCCTCAAGGTACTTCGAAACCAGCGATCCCTTCGTCATCAACCAGTTCGCGACGAAAGGCCTCTACGAGACACTTGGAGAATTGATCTGCACGTTCTTCAAGGCTCAAGGCAAGATCAGGGACCTCAAGTAGATCGGCGCTGAGTGGCTGAACATGGGAAACGTCACGGTAGCGCGAGACGGCCCACCGAGAGTCGTCGGCAACAGATTCGTTGTCACAGGACGACTCTCGCCCTCAGCAACCTACGCTGCAGGCGGAGAATCCTTCACGCCATCCATGTTCGGACTCTCCAAAATCGAAAGCCTCATCGTGATGCCAGCGACGGGCGGCTATCTACCAGCGCCTGACATGGCGAACTCGAAGGTCAAGATCTTCCAGAACGCCGCAGGCGCAGGAGCATTCGCTGAGGTCTCGGGTGACCTCTCGGCGCAACAGTTTCGATTCGAAGCCGTCGGCTCCAAGTGAGAGGATTCCGCGTAGAAAGAGCGGTCGAAGAATCACCTTTCGGAGGTGAAGTGCTTGCGAGTACGATGCATAGCTAGTAAACCGTATAGCCCTCCATTCGATCTCGTGGGCCTCAACTTCGCACCCTGGTTCCCAGGAGAGGAACGCGAAGTCCACGACGAACTAGGCCAGAAACTGCTCTTCGACAAGAACTTCGAGAGAGCCGTCTCCGAGGAGAAGCCGACGGAAGAGACGAAGCCGAGGCGGCGCCAAGCCTAATTACGTTCTCTGACGAGTATGTGACTGGTGGGAGACGATCCACATGGCGAAAGTGAGATTCCTCGGATCGAATCCAGTTCAGGCCTCAGGCTACGCGAGCGTCCAAACGAAGGCAAGCCTCGGTCCAGAGATGACCGCGCTCAAGGTTGCCCAAAGGGAGCTCTGCGATGGCTACCTGCATACCTTCGTGCCAGGAGAACCGTCACGAGAAGTGAAATGCGACTGCCCAGACATGCGGCATATCCGACAATTTCTAGGCAACGAATACTTCGAGACCTC